ATATAATATAGAATCTTCTAGCAATCCAACCATATTGGATAGTACTATATCCCTCCATAGAAAAAAAGAAACCAATACATTGTATACCATTAACGCCCTAAATGAACTTATAAAGACAGTAAATAATGGTGTATTAGATACCAGCTTCCAAGTAGATTGGGACAATTATAGAAATAGTATGCTGGTTACAAATGAAGAAGGATTGCGTCGAATAAATACCGCAATCCATGATATAATCCATATCAAAATTAAACGAACATAATTGTTCATAACTTTTTAAAATTTATTTAAAATAATCGCGTAAAAGCGTGTATATGTCAATTATTATTTGTATATTTATATATAAATTAAAAGGGCACGGGCTCTATAATATTAATTAAAAAATAAAATTTAAAAATGGTACAAGAAAGAAATTCAGTAATGGAAATGGTAGATGTCTTAAAAAGAATAGGACCAATGAGTGAAAATGAAATTAACAAGGCAGCATTTGGTTATGATAGAAATGGATCAAATTCATCAAATAAGAAATATGCTGATATGTTACGAAGGGGCTTAAGAAAGGGAATTATTGATAGAATAGAATGGCCTTCAAATGCTATTAAATATGGCAGAGATAGATTTATATATTTTGCAACAATATGAATGTAAAATTAATTTTATTAAGCTGTGCATTGTTTTTTACAACACAGACTTTAGTATGGTTTCAAATAAATGGCCAATTTGTATGGAAATGGTTTGATAAAAATCCAATATTGTTGTCCTTATTGGGAGTGCCTATTAGCTATATGTTTATTATGGCTACAAAAATGGCATATAATGGTTTTGGAGAGGTTTTATGGCCGCAGAGATTAGTAGTATTTGCTTTGGGTATAATATCCTTTGCATTTTGTACATATTGGTTCCTGGGAGAATCGTTAACCACCAAAACCTACATATCTCTAGCAATGGCATTGTCTTTATGCTGCATTCAGGTATTCTGGAAATAATCTGTTCATAACTTTTAAAAATAAATACGAATTTAGTAGGAAAAGTCATATATTATTCGTATATTTATATATAAATAAATAAATAATGAGAAAAAGTAAAAATATTACAAAATATAATGCTGATTGGCAGATAGTTAGATCTTCTATTAAGGGGTCTAAATTTAGCTTAGAAGAAAAATTATCTAAGGTTAAAAATTATTTTAATTCGAATAGATCTGAGGATAGATGGGAGCGCGCAGTAAATTGGTGTGAAGGATTGATTATGGGTTATAAGGCATCTAAAAATTTGGAGGCTATAGATAAAATAATTAAGGAAATAGATACTTATGGAGATAGATCTTTATATGGTAAAGAGGATAATAAAGTATCTAATAATATTTTATTAAAGGAATATAGTTATGATGAGAGATTAATATTATGGAAGGATATGTATAGGACTAATACTAAATGGTTAAAGAAGGGCTATTATCATAAAGAATGTAATGAATTTATGGATGATATGGTAAATGTCTTTAATAATAATAAAGAGGCTATTTGGAGATTTGATATTCTATCGGAGATTCGTAATGAAAGTAAAAATCTTGAAAATACACATAAATTTTTCTTCTAATGGGTGATAAGCGTAAAATAGAGACAATGGAATTATATGGAGAGGTTTGTAGATTATTTGCATACTCTAATCCATCAGCTAAAGAGGTTAGATCAGCTAATATAAAGATAGTTGTAGCAGAGGAAGAATGGCAGGATCTTAGGTCTGGCTTTGTTGGTACATGGAAGTATCCGGAAATGATGAGATCTAATATATTAAAGATGAGAAAATATCTAGGAAAAATGAAAAATCCTTTAAAAATTAGAAGAGCATTAAATTATCTAACCAGCTCTGCATTTAGAATAGGTATAATTAGCAGTGATGAAATAATTCAATTAAGGGATGAGGTAAGAATTGTTTGGGCTAAAATGCAAGAATAATATGGTATGGATACCTCTAAAATATAGTAATGGTCAAGTATTAAAGGGAATTAAATTAAAAGCACCCATTGGTTCTATTATTTATACTCCATTAGATATTGAAATGCATCTTAAGGAATCGAAAATATACGAGGTTATAGGATCGAAAAGAATGGGTATTAATAGGTATAGGATATTTTTAAATGATGGTACATATACAATGAATCATCATATAAGAAAGACCAAAAAGCGAGAGGGTTGGGAACTAATAGGTAAATGGCATACTCCTGAGGAAATATCAATATTATTTGGATCTAAATTGGACCCTGATGCTAATAAGCCTAGACCATCAAGGGAATCCTTTTGGAGTATGAAAAGTAAACCAGGTTCCCATAATTATAGGCAAAAAAAGAGGCTTATGAAGCTAGCGGAATATCAGAAATTTAATAAATATTTCGCAACAACAATATCAGATATTCAAAAAATAAATGCGAATTTTGTAGGATAAGTCATTTATTTTTTGTATATTTATATAAATAAATAATAAAGTTATGAATTGTATAAAATGTAGATCTAGTATTCAAGCGCTAAGGTTAAAAGCTTTACCTGATACTAAAGAGTGTGTAAAATGTTCTTCTGAGGAACGTAATATGGTAAGAGCGGTTATTACTGGTAAGACTACTTATTCGGAGGTAGAAGTTATTAAGAATAAGAAGACTAAAGAATATCTAAATGATTTAATAGGAAAGGGTAGAAGAGGTTTTGGGTCTATGTTATATAGAGGCTCTGGATCTGATCAAAGTCATACTAGTGTAAAAATAAATACGGGTAATACAGGTCATGTGCCTAGAATTACATCTCGGAAGGATTTCGAATTTGTAGGTAAAAAAATGATGATGTATATAGAAGCTGAAGATATAGATGGGGCTAAGAATCTATTAAAGCAGTCTCTAGTAACTCGTCGAATAAATGGTGCACAGTTTTATCAATTAAATAATATAATGGAAAATATATATGAAAATGGTGTTGGATATTAAAAATAATTTTTGTATATTAATATAGTTTTAAAGATTGGGGAATATTTATATATAGTATTACCAATTAATAATTAATCAATAACAATTTAAACAGGAGAAAAAAAATGGCAATTAATTTAGATGCAATCCGTAACAAATTAAACAAGTTACAAAGTCAAACAGGTAAACAAAACAACCTTTGGAAACCAGAACCAGGTAAACAACAAATCAGAATCGTACCATATCAATATGATAAAGATAATCCATTCTTGGAATTATACTTTCATTATGATTTAGGCGATAAGAATTACCTATCACCAATAACATTTGGGAAACCAGATCCAGTAGTAGAATTTGCTGAGAAGTTAAAAGCTACAGGAAATAGAGAAGACTGGCAAATGGCTAGAAAAATGGAACCTAAAATGAGAACCTATGTACCAGTACTTGTAAGAGGACAGGAATCAGAGGGGGTTAAATTATGGGGATTTGGTAAACAAGTATATCAAGAACTTTTAGGAGTAATATCAGACCCAGATTATGGAGACATTACAGATTTAAGTGGTGGTAGAGATATTTCGGTAGAATTTACACCAGCAGAAGGAGCAGGTAGTTTTCCAAAAACGGCTATCCGCGTAAAACCTAATCAAACACCAGCAACAGAAGATAAAAATATTGCTGAGAAGATTCTAAATGATCAGAAAGAAATTCATTCTATATTTAAGGAGGTTTCGTATGATGATTTAAAGGCGGCATTAGCTGTTTGGTTAGATCCAGATGCATCAACAGAATCTAATGATACTACAGGAACTTCTACAGAAGTTGCATCATCAGATACAAAGAAGGTGGAAGACGTAGGAACGGCTTTCGATGAACTTTTTAATCAATAATAGAGGTTATACATGGCAAAAAAACAAAAACCAGTCAGGGATGAATTGGCCGAAGTATTGGCTAAAAATCTAAACAAAAAATTTAAGGATTTTAAAGTAGCATATTTCTTAGATGGGCATGATGAATCGCCCGCCGATTTAACAGAATGGATATCCACTGGATCATCAATGTTAGATCTAGCAATTTCAAACAGACCTAATGGCGGATTACCGGTTGGTAGAATTACCGAAATAACCGGTCTTGAAGCTTCGGGTAAATCTTTACTAGCAGGGCATATGATAGCTAATACCCAAAAAATGGGTGGTTTAGCTGTTTATATAGACACCGAAAACGCTATGAATGAAGACTTCTTACGAGCAATTGGGGTGGATGTTACCAATATGCTTTATATTCAACTGGAGGCGGTTGAAGATATTTTTGAAGTAATAGAAGATATCGTAGTAAAAGTACGTGAGGCCCAAAATGATCGCTTAGTATCCATCGTAGTAGATTCAGTAGCTGCAGCAACTACAAAAGTAGAACAATCTGCAGATTATGAAAAGGATGGGTGGGCAACAGCAAAAGCAATTATTTTATCAAAGGCTATGAGGAAGATTACTCAGTTGATAGGACGCCAAAGGGTTTGTTTAGTTTTTACAAATCAGTTACGACAAAAGCTAGGTGTAATGTTTGGTGATCCATGGACCACTTCTGGAGGTAAGGCTCTAGGGTTCCATGCGTCATGCAGATTAAGATTAAAAGCTGTTGGTCAAATCAAAACCAAGATAGAGGGTAAGGATCAAACAATTGGAATAAAGACTCGGGCAATTGTGGTCAAGAACAGGATGAGCCCACCACTAAGACAAGCCGAATTTGAGATCTATTTTGATAGCGGAATTGATAATTATGGTGGATGGTTACAGGTTATGAAGGACCGTAAATTAATTAATTTGGCTGGAGCTTGGTATTCCTATACAGATACCGTTACTGGTAAGGATCATAAATTTTTATCCAAGGATTTTAACGATTTAATGGATAATAATAAAGAACTTAAGCAACAGATTTATGATTCAATTTGTAATGCAGTGATTATGGATTATAAAACAGGTAATTTAGGTATAGATGATGTGGTTATATCTGAGGAACCGGTTCCAGGATCATAATGTTCATAACTTTATATGATTTTAGTAGGAAAAATGTAAATAATTACTTATATTAATAATATGAAAAAAAATAAATACTTTTCGATACTGGATACTTTAAAGGAAAATAATTCAGAACCAATGGGACTCAATGATAGAGTCCTGTTGGTTGATGGATTAAATACCTTTATTAGATCTTGGGCAGTATCACCTGTTACTAATAGTAATGGGGCACATGTAGGGGGCATATCCGGCTCAATGTTATCTATAGGATATGCTATAAAGAATATAAAACCTACTAGGGTTATAATTGTTTTTGATGGTAAGGATGGTAGCCAAAGACGGAGAAAGCTGTTTCCTGATTATAAAGCTAAAAGAAAACCTACTGAAAATATTAATAGAAGCATTCAGCTAGATACTACGCCTGAAAATACTCGTAAAAATATGGGAATGCAATTGGGGAGATTGGGTCAATATTTAGAAACCCTTCCGGTTACCATGTATAGTATAGATAAAATAGAAGCTGATGATGTTATAGCTTATATATGCAAGCAAGCATTACCTGAAAGTAAACATTTTATAATGTCATCAGATAAGGATTTTATACAATTAGTTGATGATAGAATATCGGTATGGTCACCAACCAAAAAGAAATTATACTTTAAGGAAGATGTACAAAACGATTTCGAGGTTCCTGCCCATAATTATTTAACTTATAGATTATTGACAGGTGATAAATCGGATTGTATCCCAGGAATACCTGGAGCTGGATTAAAAACATTACAAAAGAGATTGCCTATATTATTTGGTGATACCCCGATTGGTATAGATGAAATAATAGAAGCTACTAAGGATTCTGATTATAAGGTTGGTAAGATAATTAATGA